CCAGTCGCTGGTGCTGGAAGTCACCATATTGGCGGTAACGCTGTTGATGTGTCAATGTCAAGCATAAGACAATTTTTATCTAAACATTCAGAATAAGAACTTAGAGATAAGTACAATCTTTATAGACCATTAGGAGCTAAAGACCCTAATCATCTTGAATTGTTCAACCCAAACAGAACAGATATTTATGTAACTACAGGCGATGGCGTAAGTCAAAAAGCTGCAACAATGGCTGGATCACAAAGGTAACTATGACTTCTTTAGCTCAAACAACTTTTTCTGCTGCTTTTGAAATAGCTCCTATATGGCTTGTAGGCGGTCTTGCTGATTATTTAGGGGGTTATGCTCCAGTAACTTTATTGACTGAAATGATGGATATTCCGGGCATTGAGAACGGTGAATTTTTTGCTCATTACAAACCTTTGCCGGGAGGATCTTTAGCTAAGTGGAAAGTAGCAGAATATCCGTTTGCTAACTTTGCAACAGCCGCAAATGCTGTAGTTCAAGAACCTTTAGATATTAGTATGTTGATGGTTTGTCCTGCTCAAACAGGTGGCGGTTTAATCATTAAACAAGCTATTTTGACTGCCCTGCAATTTGGTATTCAAAAACACATTACTACAGGTGGCACTTTTACAGTTTTAACTCCAGCGTTTACTTATGCAAATTGTTTGTTAACTGGTATTAGGGATATAACACCACCGGGAGATAAGCAAGTTCAGTATATGTATCAATGGGATTTTACTCAACCATTGATTACTTCATCACAATCTCAGTCTATTTTGGGAACTTTGATGAACAAAGTGTCTAATGGATTGCCAACTACGGCTACTTGGACACAAACACCTTCAGCACAAATACCAAATAATCTTAACTTTTATGCGGATTGATTATGACTACTTTAGTACCATTTAATCCTTCTGCTTATGCTAATTTTCAATTTAATCCAGAATTAGACGGAATAACTTATATAGCTATTGTTACTTGGAATATTTATGGAGAAAGATACTACATCAATATTTATAACAACAATTCAACTTTGATAGTTACAAATCCTGTTGTAGCATCACCAGATAATTTTGATATTAATTTGGTGTTTGGATATTTTCAAACATCAAAATTAGTCTATAGGGCTAGTAGCAATAATTTTGAGATTACCCCATGAGATTCTATGACATCACAATTACTCCACCATTAGCTGATCCCAACCGATTTAAAGCATTTAGTTATAGTTCGCAATATGATTTAGGATCAGATAATTATTCATCTTTAAGAGTAGATTTAGACATTTTTCAAAATGCTTATCATCAATACGCATCAAATGGATATGTCAAAGTTTGGGGTGTAGATTTAAAAGCATTAGGACAAATTGGAAATTACAACCCTACTATTTCAACAGATGGTAGAACTGTTGAACTGTGTCAAATTTATATTCAAGTGGGAATGTCTAAGGGTTTACCCTATGCTAATCCTAAACAGCGTGGGATTGTTTTGCAAGGTTCAATTATTCAAGCTTTTGCAAATTGGCAAGGAACAGAAGTTTGTTTAGATTTAGTAATTGTGCCGGGCTTTGTAGATCCCAATACTCTTAGAAATATTACTTTTAGTTGGAAAAAAGGCACAGAATTAACCAATGCAGTAAAACAAGCATTGCAAGATGCTTATCCAACAACTCCTATAAATGGTTCATTTAGCTCTGGATTGATATATACAGAAGATGCACCATCTCAAAATTTTGATTTATTAAGCTTGTCTGCAAAAGTAAATCAAGTTAGCAGAACTATTAAAAAAAATCCAAATTACACAGGAGCAATTATTACTTCCAATGCAGAAGGGTTTTTTTTAACAGATTCTGGAATTACTTCAACAGCTACAAAACAAATTGCATTTACAGATGTAATTGGCAATTTGACTTGGCTTGGTATTAATACCATTTCCGCAAAGGTAGTGATGAGAGGTGACTTAAATATTGGTGACTACATTTCTTTCCAATCTGGAATACCAGTATTAAACATTGTTAACAATAATTCACAATATAGAAATAGAATTTCGTTTAATGGAACATTTTTTATAACAAAATTGCATCATGTTGGAAGTAGTAGGTCACCAGATGGCAATGCTTGGGTAACCATTATTGAAGCAATCATTCCAAATACACCTATAAATCAGATATGAGTGCTGAACAAAAAACGCCCTTTTCGGTATCAATTTCAAATCTTATTCAAAATAAGCTGAATGAGAACCAGCAAGCTTTTGGTTTTCAGCTTCCTTGTAGAGTTACAAAAGTTACTGGATCTATTGTTACTGTAGCTTTTGAAATTGATACAGGTGGACAGTTTAATTTTCCAGAAGTTCAATGCCCAATCGCTCAAAGCACTTATGTAAGACTTCCTGTACAAGTTGGTGATTTTGGCGTTTGTATGGCTGCAGATGCAAGGCTAGGGGGAGTTACAGGGCTTGGACAGGGGTTAGCACCTTTAGACCTTCCGTTTAATCTTGGTGCTCTTATTTATGTTCCTATTGGCAATTTAAATTGGTCATCAGTAGATCCAAATGCAGTAAATATCAATGCTCCTAATGGAGCAGTTATTAGAGATACTAATAACAACACTACTATTACTTTAGTGCCATCAGGAGTTACCGTTATTCATGGTAGCACCAAAATGGTAATAGATAGCTCTGGAGTTACTATTACTGGAAATTTAACTGTTCATGGTTTAATTACTGGTGATAATGGATTCCATATAACAGGCGGTACTGGAGCAACTATGCAAATTACTGGTGATATTAATCAAATAGGTAATTTTGCCAATACTGGTACATTGCAAAATAATAGTAAAAATGTTGGTAGTACACATACACATAGCGGAGTACAGCCCGGAACTGGAAATACAGGAGCACCAAATTGAGAACTTATGGCGTAGACCCAAAAACCCAACAATGGGTAGAAGTAACAGAAACCAGTTATATATGGTTGGCTACTTTGGCTCAAACATTAAGACTAAATCAAGGAGAAAGCCCTTTTTATGCCAATTATGGGATTCCAGCACAAAATTCCGTAAATACGCAAATTCCACCAGATTTAGCTGTTAATAGAACTCAAACACAATATGCACCATATTTTGCTAGTTTGACAGTTTTAAAACAACAAAATGCAACTAACCCAACCTATAATATCAATGCTGTATTCCAAAACGGAACAATTATTTCTACAACGGTGGCGAGCTAATGGCAACAATTACTTCTGCTGGAGCAATCCCAGCTTCCCCAACAGATTTATTAAATACTGAAATTGCTGCGGCAACAGCTTTGGCACCGGGACTTACTGCAAATTTGCCCGGATCTTTGGTAGAAGATATGGCTTCTACTGCCGCTGGAGCAGTAGTGGTTCAGGATCAAGCGTATGTTGATTTAGTTAATTCTATTAGTCCTACAACGGCTAACCCTTCAATTCTTTATCAATTGGGGCAAGTATATGGCGTACAACAAGGTCAAAGTTCTAATACTTCCGTTTATGTTACTTTTAGCGGGATTGCTGGTTTTGTTATTCCTATTGGATTTGTGGTTTCTGATGGTACTTATCAATATACCGTTCAGGATGGTGGAATTATTTCTGCTTCTGGGCAAAGCCCCGCACTTTACTGTTTGGCAACCGTAGCTGGTTCTTGGGCTATTCCTGTTGGAACTGTTACGCAAATTGTTACATCTGTTCCATCAGGGTATACCCTTACTTGCACAAATTTAACTACAGGATTGCCCGGCACTACAGCACAATCTATATCTTCCTATCAAGCTCAAGTTATTCAAGCTGGAATGGTTACAGCACAAGGTGTTCCAACTTTTGTTAAAGCTCAATTACAGAATGTTGCTGGAGTTCAACCAAATCTTGTTTCTGTTCGTTTGATAGCAACAAATCAATGGGAAATTATTTGTGGTGGTGGTGATCCTTATCAGGTAGCAAATGCCATTTTTAACTCTGTTCCTGATATATCTAATCTTGTTGGCAGTACTTTATCAGTCACTAATATTACTTCAGCAAATCCAGCAGTAGTTACCACTTCTTTAAATCATGGATATACAACAGGTCAAACTGTTGTTATTTCTGGGGTAAGCCCATCAGGATTTAATGGAACATTTACAGCAACAGTTTTAAGTCAAACTACCTTTAGTATTCCATTAAATGCTACTAGCTTAACTTATGTAAGCGGTGGTGTGGTAACCCCAAATTTAAGAAATGTAACAGTTTCAGTAAATGATTATCCTGATACTTACAGCATTATTTTTGTAAATCCACCTGCTCAAACAGTAAATGTGGCTATTACTTGGAATACCATTTCTACCAATTTTGTGTCACCAAGCGCAGTATCGTCTTTGGCAACACCAGCAATTGTTAGCTATATCAATAGTATTTCAGTAGGTCAGCCAATCAATACTTATGAATTGCAAGATGCTTTTCAAAATGCTGTAGAACCAATTATTCCACCAAGTCAAGTATCAAAAATTAACTATGTAGTAGCAATTAATGGTATTGATACTTCTCCAGTTTCTGGAACTTTATTGATTTATGGCGATCCAGAAAGCTATTTCACTACTAATGCTAGTTTGGTAACAGTAGTTCAAGGCTAATATGCAAACCCAAGTGCTTCCAGCTTATCTTTATCAGCAATATACGCAAGATCCGTATAGTGATGATTTACAAGCTTTTTTTACTGCATATAACAATACTTCTCAGCAATATTTAAATGCTACTAATAGCTTAAATTTGCCTATTTATACAGTTCAATCCTATCCTTTATTGGATTGGACAGCTTCAAGCATTTATGGGATGCCTAGACCAACTCTAGGAGTGCCTTTTCCATTTTCACCATTAGGTGTATACGATACAGTTCCTTACGATACAACGGCTTATTCTCAAGATGTTAAGACTAGCCCAACAAATTTTTATGAAGTAACTGATGATTATTTTAAAAGAATTTTGACTTGGAATTTTTACAAAGGAGATGGTTTTCAATATACCACTCAATGGTTAAAAAGACGAGTTACAAGGTTTTTGTATGGTGTAAATGGAACAGATATTCCTGATATTGCTGATATTTACAATATTAGTGTTGTTTATGGTAGTAACAACGCTATAACAATTCATATTCCCAATATTGCAATTTCGCCATTTTTTCAAGCAGCCGTAGCTTCTGGGGTGTTGCAACTGCCTTTTGAATATAGCTACACAATTACTTACTGATTAGCTACAATTACAACATCACTTTATAGGGATTTTTATGACGATTCAGCTATTCGCCAATAATGCTAAAACTACCCTAGCAGCCCCTATCAATTCTTCACAAACTACTATTACGGTAGCACCCGGTACTGGTTCACTTTTTCCAAGCCCAACTACAGGGCAACAGTTTAAAGTTACTTTGGTAAGTGCTTCATCTTCAACTGTTTATGAAATTTGCAACTGTACTGCTAGATCTGGGGATACATTAACTGTTCAGCGTGGTCAAGAAGGCACTACTGGAACACCATTTTTATTAAGTGACATTGTTGGTCATTATGATACTGCTGCGGTAATGACTGATTTAGTTCAAAGTGAACAGTTACAAGCAAATTATTATGGTTTTGCTGTTGCTACTGGAACTGGCAATGCTTTAACAGCAACTTTACCTTCAAATTTAACTGCAATTTCTGATGGTTTTACCATTATTCTTAGATCTTCTGCTGCAAATACAGGAGCAACAACTTTAACTTTAACTTTAGGTTCAACAGTTTTATCTTCTACACCTATTGTTAAAGGCAATAATACTGCTCTTTCTGGTGGTGAAATTCCTGCGGCTGGTTATCCATTAAGTTTGACTTATAGTTCAACTTTTGGAGCTTGGGTTTTAACTGATCCAACTGTTATTTTAAGTGCTTATGCTTTAATTAATAGCCAAGCATTTACAGGAACACCAACTGTTCCAACTGCACCATTTAATGATTCATCATTAATTATTGCTAATACTATATGGGTTCAAAATCAATTAGCAAATTACGCTCCAATTTACAATCCAACATTAACTGGAACTCCAGCAGCTCCAACAGCAACTTATAACACTAATACAACTCAAATAGCTACAACAGCATTTGCTAACGCTGCTGGTATTGGTGCTTCTCAAACATGGCAAAATCTTACTTCTAGCAGAGCAAGCGGAGTGGTATATACAAATAGCACAATTAAGCCAATTATGGTTTCTGTGACTGCACAAAGCTTATATAACG